TCGCGCCTGAATCTGACACATTCAGAGAAAAGATGCGATACTACAAAGAAAAGTTCAGAGAAGAATTTGATCTGATCTTGAAGTCGGGTGTGGAATATGATATCGACAGTTCAGGCACGGTATCAGACTCGGAGCGACAGCCTTTCAATTTCGGTAGATTGATAAGATAATGTCTGCAAGAGAAAACATCGCAAAGAATTTAATAGAACAATTGACCAACATGACTGATCCCGCCCCGGGGTTGGTGAGCAGAAAATACTTTGATGTGACCAAATTGGCCATCACACAATTTCCGGCCATCTTGGTCGTGAGCGGCAGCGAGGAGCGAGAGGACATCAGCACTGATCTCAGAGCGGGGGTCATAGAATACCAACTGAGATGCTATCTCCGAGGCACGGAACTGGACACGCTGAGGAATGAGATAGTTGAACGCATAGAAGAGACCCTGGAGACCGATCGCAGGAGAGACATCAACTACACCAGCACAAATATACACCACGTGACCACGCAGGTCACAGGAATACAAGTGATCGAGAGAGAACTGCCCTTGGCCGAGATAGTGGTCTCGGTGCAGGTGACCTACAGGCACAAGAAGGGACAAGTATGAAGAATTCTTTACCAAAGAATAATGATGGACACACATCATTAGAACCAAGGCAGGAGAGGGACTATGGTATCACTCATTTGAGATATCAGCTGTCCGCGGACGCGGAGGTCATAAAAAAAATGCATCAATCGGTGTCGGTTGATCAAAACAAGGAGGCCAAATAAATGGCAGCAAACACAACAGTAGTGACAGGTGAATCAGGAGCGATCAAGTTTGACGTTACTGGCTCTCCGGCACTGGCAGGTTCTGTTCGTAATTTTACCATCGAGCAGAGCACACAGACCATCGAAACATCCGTGATGGGATCTGGAGCAAGAACATATCTGGCAGGTTTAACAGATTTTTCTGGTTCAGCAGATTTCTATCTAGTTGATAGTGACACAACACACGACGCTTTGATAGCGGCGATTGGTGCGGCACCAGCAACACTTGAACTATATCCGTCAGGCACGACCACAGGTATTAAGTTAACTGGAGAGGTCATCGTGACAGCAGTCTCTATCACTTCATCTTTTGATGGCATGGTTGAGATGAGTTGCGAGTTCCAAGGAACTGGTGGATTGGTTAAAGCGGACCTATAATGGTTAATATCATTGTCAAATCCGATGTCAAGAAATTGATACTGGACATAGGCAGAGTCACACAACAAGAGAAGAGAGAGTTGGAGATCGACCTATTGGCCACTATCAAGAGACGCAGTCCGGTGCGTTCGGGAGCATTCAAGAGATCCTGGAACAAGAACAGCACCAAGACTGGAGCGGTTATTAGCAATGCCAAACCATATGGACCGAAGTTGGAGGACGGACCCGGCAGGAGCCCACAGGCGCCCCTGGGTGTGGTAGGTCCTTCTATAACTGAAGTAATCAAACGAAGACAAACAACAAGGAGAACAATAAAATGACAAGTTTAACAGACAAGATAGGCAAACATTATCAAACGGCCATCGCTGGTGAGTTACACAAGTATCACTGCGAGGAGTGGGGCACTGACATCTATTTCAGGACCACACACGCATTCAAGGATGAGGCCAAGATTGTGGAGTTAGCGTCAAAGGGCATGGTAGTGGATGCGTTGGTTGAAACGGTTCTGGTCAAGAGCAGAGATGCCGATGGCAAGAGGCTATTCACAGAAGCAGATAGAGTCAAATTGATGAACGAGGCAGATCCGGCGGTGATCATAAAGATCAGCACTGCGATCAACAACGCCAAGATCGAGTCAATGCCTGAGGCTATCGCAAAGGAATAGCATCCAACGTTGAGTTGAGATTCATAATGGTCCTCGCGGACAGGCTCAAGATGCCCGTCCAAGAGATTATGAAATTGTCAGCGTTGGAGATACAGATGTGGGCCGGTTACTTCACCTACGAAAGTGAGGAGCAGAAAAGGACTATGAATGCTCAGAAGAGAAAAGGCAACCAACCGAGGGGTAGATAATGGCCGCTGGATATAATTTATTACTCAATTTAATCGTCAAGGGCATGGCAGGAGTCGCACAACTCCAAAATGGCCTTCGGAAAGTGGACAGGCAGGGAGCCAGCCTAGCCAGCACATTCCGACTGATGAGGGTGGCCCTTTTGGCATTTGCGGGAAATGCTGTCGTTGGGCGTGTAATAGAATTACAAAAAAATATTGAAAAGACCAGGGTGTCTTTCAACTCACTGGCCGGATCAGTGGCGGCAGGCAATCAAGCATTCCAATCCGCTGCCAAGTTTTCAGCAGAATTTGGATTTGAATTAAGCAAGACATTAAAGGCCACACAGGAACTCTTGCTGGCAGGCAATGAGTTAAATGACATACCAAACATCCTGCGTGTGCTGGGTGGGGTGTCTAGGACCACGGGGGTGGAAATAGATAGTCTCGCGGAAGAATTCACAAAATTAAAAACAGAAGGGGCGGCCAGCGCCAAGACGTTGGGGCGATTGCTAGAGAAAGAGCTTGGCAAGACAGTGTATGACAGCATAAAGAACAACGTTGGATTGTCTGTAAAAGAATTTGAATTATTGGGACCAAAACTTGGCACTGCACTGCAGAGCGGCACTGGGGGACTAAACCAGGCGCTGAACGACCTAGGACAAAGCTGGGACAAGTTCCTGCAGAGATTTGTAGGGACAGACAATGCGGAAAAAATAAATCACCTAAACAGGGCCTTGGAAAGATTCACCGAGCAATTGCCAGCATTACAGATAGCTGTGGGCGGACTTCTAATATTGTCTGGCAAGGGAGCATTTGTTGGTGTTCCGTTACTGGCGAAAGGATTTTACGATCTCTATATGGCGACCAAAAATTCCGAGACGGGGTTCAAATCACTTAAAGAACAATTGGCTGCGTCAGAGGCTCAAACCGGCGGATTATACACAGGAATATACAATCTCAACAAACAATTCTTGCAGTCTCCTGTGGCATTGGCCATGACCAACGAGGCCATTGCTGTATGCACAAAGGGCATGGCAGGACTCACAGCAGAGTTTGACAAATTGTTAAAAGTTCAGCAAGAGACAAGAAATCAACTGACTGCATTTGACAATGAAGTAAAAAAATTAGGAGAAAGCATCTACAAGGAATTCAGCACAGCCAGCATAGCATTGGGAGCAATCCGTGACGGGTTCACCAACGTGAGTAATTCTGCCACAGACGCATTCGTGGGAATCATTAAAGGCACGATGACCGCCAGAGATGCGGGCAGGATGTTGGCCGACGCCATAGTGACAGAGTTGGTGACCGCCTTTGTGAAATTGTTCATCGTGGGGCCAATTATGAGATTGTTGTCAGAATACATATTTGGCATCGTGGACGCACAGGACGCAGAGACGCAGGCACTAAAAAAAACCAACAAAGAATTAATGAAATATATTGGACTGAGGACTTTTGCGGCAATATTTGGATTGGCCAAGGGTGGACCAGTCAAAGAGGGTGGTCCGGAGGCACGTGCAATGGGTGGCCCAACTGCGGGCAGGACTCCTTATCTCGTGGGCGAGCGCGGTCCAGAGTTGTTTGTGCCAAATAGTGATGGCTACATAGTGCCCAATGATAAATTAAACATGGGAGGCGGCAGTGCTTACGGCTCTTCCGGCAACACAAACATCACGTTCAACATCAACACAGTGGATGCCCGTGATTTTGACAAATTGTTAATGACAAGGCAGGATATGATTATTGGATTGATCAACAGGGGTCTGCAAGAAAGAGGCAAAAGGAGTTTGACAGCATAATATGAGCGGAACATTTCCCACAGCAGGTTTCACCACAATTAATTTCCAAAGCAACAACAACGTTAAAATGACAACAGCACTCAGTGGTAGAACGCAGAGACTGAAAACCGGTGGACAATACTGGAGTTTCAAGTTACAAAGTCCTCCTATGTCTAAAAATGATTTCCTGAATGTGTATAGTTTTATAGTGCAACAGGACGGACAGGCGGAATCATTCACCATCGTTCCGCCCGAGATCAGTTCCTCGAGGGGCACCGTGTCTGGCACCATCGCGGTGTTGGATGACAGCACCTACACAGGGGCCAGCATAGCTGCCGGTTCAAGTTCCGTGCCCGTGGTCAATGCCAACAACACCGGCACGTTAAAAAAGGGCGACCTGATAAAATTCTCCAATCACAGCAAGGTCTATATGGTCACTGCAGACATAAACCTTGATCTATCTTCGGTCAATGAACTAGACATCTATCCCCCACTGGTCGAGGCCGTGGATGGCAACACCACAGTGATCTACGACGATGTGTCATTCACTGTGTTCTTTGACACAAACAATTTAAGTTTTGTGACATCTGCCGACGGCACATACAACTATGAAATAACCTGCAATGAGGAGATATAATGAGCAGGAAGATCACCGCAGAACTTCAAACTAAGTTAGAAAGCAGAAAAATATTTGCTGCCGACCTAGTTGAGATCCACGTGGACACGCCAATATATTTTACAACGTGCAACATAGATTTAACTTTCAACAGTCCGACAACACCAGATTCAACAGCACCAACCTTTTTGGCGCAAGGACAATTCATAGGTTTCAGCAACATAACAGAAAGTTCTGATCTGCGGGTGGGTGCATTAGATTTAACTTTTACCGCAGTTGATAGCACAATGGTTGCGGTGGTCCTTAACAACGATTACATAGACAAAAGGGTGGTGATCTATCGTGCGATATTAAACAATGATTACTCATTCTTGGACACCGACGTGTATCTAACATTTGATGGAT